ATGGTAATGGCCTTGCACTGTATTCATTCCGTATTGCATAGCTACCTTGAGTACATCAGCAGATAATCCATGGGTAAAGAAGCAGCGTGATCCATCGGATAAGTTAATGGTAATATCTTCTTCCCATTCCCAACCCTTACCAACTCCTAAGAAATCATTGTAATGTTTAAGGTAACCTTTAGGTACACCATGCTTTAATGCACGTCTGTATAACATGGATGAGTGATTGCTATGCACAATCTTCATCTTAGGGAATATCTTTTCTAGTGTTTGAATGTATGCAATAGACGCTGCCAACTCATGGCCAGCAGAGAATAGATCTGGATCGCTATCATGCATAGACATCGCATGCATATCAAGCTCGTCACCAATATTAATAACGAGATCGGGTTTGTATTTTGTCTTGAGCGCTTTAAGAAAGTTGAATGCATCTGGGTGGTGATAAGGTATATGGAGATCACTGATTACTAATACGGACTTGTATGCTTGTGCCATTACAGCTCCTATAAATTAGGTATCTGAAAGATAGCACAGTTAGTTTGTTAAATCAATAGCCTGACTTAAACATCTTAGCTTCTGCTTCACGTCTTAGTTGAAGTCCTTTAAGCACACGACCACCAGCACGACAATACTTTAGGAGCGATTCAATAGCCGCTTCTTTATCGCCACGAAGCAACGCTTGACGGAGTGTTGATCTTTGAAATGTACCCAAGCCAAGATTGAAGGCAAAAGAAACCAAGCAATCGAATTCACATTGTCTAAGGCGCACGTTAGGTAGCATCTTAGATACTCCCAACTCGAAACGATTGAGGTCGGATTTAAGAAGTCCATCTATTTCTTCTTGCGTAAAAGTTCTGTTCCAAGAATCAGGCAAATGTTTGCCATCGCCGATAAGGTGACCAACACCCACAGTATACAGGTTTGCAGCACAACGATAGGGCCGACTACGCACACCTTCAAAATGTTTAATAAGTTCGATACCACGCTTAGATACTTTCACGTTTCTTTTCCCATGTGCGAGAGCCAAAGTAGAATCCAATGATAGAAGCTACAATGCTCATCTCATCGCTAGAGAATATAGCATCCATAGATTCTGGTGTGAATCCACCAGTAGATTTAACTGCCCATATGAAGCCAGCTACATCAACGAATACAAGTAAGCCTACAAAAGTAAATGCAACGAATGGTCTTACACAAGCATTGAGAGTCTTGACCCATTGTGATGCACCTTCTACAAGCTTAGTGTCATGTGCATATAATGCTTCACGTTCTTGAGCGTACGTTTCTGCGTACGTTCCTTCTAATTCAATAGCAGCAATCTTCTCTTGAGATACAAAGCCAGCCTGTGCCATAGCCATAGCTTGTTCGTTCTGTAGCTTGGCCATATCACGCTCATGCTTTTGATCGCCACGTTGCTGAAAGAAACCTAATAGACTTGGTAGTCCACTGGTAGCAAAGCCTAAGATACCACTGATAATACTAAACATTTAAAACTCCTCTTTGTTAAATCCGTATAGGTCACAGATGATATTAACATATTTGTTAAACTTCTTTTCGTGTGCATCAAAGTCATTGTGTCCATGATACCAAAGCATACAATGAATCATCTCATGCATAAGTGTTTCAGATATCTTTAGGTATGTATCATTAGAGATATCTATTTGTATTCTAGTAGGCTCTGTCAGAAAGTATCCAAGCACTTCACCTTTAGTATTGATGATACTAAAATTAACCTTGTGCGGTGCTGGCATCTTGTAGCCATTGAACGGAGGTAGCCCAACAAAACAAGCATACATCTTACGCAAGTTTTGTTTGGTTAATAGCTTCATTACTTGGCCAATGGATTGATCGTTGATTTGCGTAATGCTTTCATCTCCTCACGCACTGCGTTAAGAGATACATCAATCTCTCTTTGTGATCCTTTAATGATGGCTGCTGTTTCTTTAGATGTAGCAAATGCTTCTGATGCTTTCTCATAGGCTCTGTTGTTAGACATAGCTAATTCAATCATACGATTGTCAGCAGCTTTAACTCTATCTTCTACTAATGTAATGCGTGTTTCAACATTACTCATCTTCTTTACTTCTTCAATTGTCGAAGTCAAATCGTTGAATAGGGTTATCCCGTAGTAGACTGCTCCACTGGTAGGAACTAGCACTGATAAGATTATCCCCAAGATCATCTGCGAGGATAAGTTTAAGGTATACTTCTTGTTCTCTTGCGTAGTCATTCTCTTGCTCCATGTTGATTGCTTCTATGATCTGTTGATTCTGTATCGTGTATGCTTGTGTTAGCATTTGCATACTCATAACAATCCCAAACCCAGGCACGAGTTCCTTTGATTTCGGAAGCTCTTGTTTTGGGTCTAGCTTCGCTTCTGTATTTGCGGTTGTTCTCGATGCGGGCTGTGATTCTTGTCTGCTTTCTGTCTTGACTTCCGTCTTGGTTTCTTGACGCACCGAAGTAGTCACCTCTGGCATCTGAGTCTGCGCAAAATCCATTGGCACAATTACAGGTTCTATTGGTATGACTGGTGCATTGATGGGATTCAATGGGCTTGTCACACTGAGTGGACTTGTCGGACTGATTGGATTCGTTGGATTGTCCATCGACTTGACACAACTGTTGGTAACTTGAATCCAAGAACCAAACGCTGGAGTCGAGTATGGATCTGAGCATGTCGAAGTTCTTTGCTCTAGTATTGATCCAGTGTATCCAGCTTCGCATGCTAGTGTCCTTTGTTCTGTAGTTTCAAAACAAGTTGGCGGATCTTGTGTGCAATTATCTGACGTAGTTGTCCAAGAAGTCCAAGTGCTTGAACTACAAGCATAGGAACGACTCTGATTAACCACGCCACTATAGTGCGGTAGAGGGCAACTAAGCGATTGATACTCCACTGTATCGGTGCAGACTGGCTGAATGTATGGAGCGCAGATAGGATCATCTGGCCTATACGGACACCATGCTGTGCTAAGCGCTGTAGCATCGTCAATGCCATAGCACTGTAAGTTACTAACCCAGCCTTGAGTTGTTGGAGTGTATGTGCAATACCATGCATAGCTTGTGTTACTCCACAGAAGGATTAACAAGAGGTAACGTATATGTCGAGCCATAGAGTTTCTCAAATCGTTTAGGATCTTTCTCATGCCATGCACGTTTAGCTGTGTAACCTAATGATCCACCAATAGGACATGGTGAGCCAGACATTTCCATAGCTTCCCAAACACGATTGTCTTGACACAATACTGATACTGCTGCTACCTTTAAACCTAAGTCGTTAAGTGTCTTAGCTAGTTTAATACGCTCACAGTTTTCATCTGTGATAGTAGCACCACCACTGATAGAGAACATGCCTGTGTTAGCACCACCAGATACACCAGACTTACACATGTCATTAGAGAAGCCAGACATGGATGGGGCCATAGCACTTGGCACTGGCATCCCTTTGTTATTGATCGTTGTTGTATCAGCATGAGCATAACTTTGGCTAAGCAAGAATACAATCACGAAGCCAGCTGTAGCAAGAAGGATCTGCTCTAAGCGTTTGAGCCTAGCATTGATTTGCTCATAACGAATAGCACATACTTCCTCGTGCGTATTTAGTTTTGCTTCTACGTCAGGCTTAACCATACTATGCCTCTACTAAATCCCATGCTAATGTTTCTTCATTCCATGTATATCTTTTATCGTCTGTAGGATAGTCTACAGGTGCTTTCCATTGGCAAGTATCTTCATCTAAAACCCATGAATTATATGGTTTAGGAGGAATAAAAGCATCACGATTTTCGTCATAAGTATATCCAATACCAGCATAGTTCTTACGAATGTTGCCGTTATAAGATGTTTGTTTCCATGTTCCACCTAAAAGATTAGAGCAAAAGTCTATTCCTTTTTGTTCTGACTCTTGACCATTTTCATCAAGAATATCTTGGTTAGCTACGACTATTACTTTTGTTACTATGTTATTTTCTAATTGAGCAAAATGTGCCATGTTTAATTTCCTTTGTTGTTAAGCTGTATAACTTCCTGAAGCAGTAAATGTTAATATAGTATTTGCACCTGATGTAGTTACAGTTGGGCTTCCTGTTGTAGTGCCTGAATATTTAATTGTCGGTACAGATAGTATTACTACACCTGAACCACCAGCTCCACAGGTTGAGCCAGCACCACCACCGCCACCACCGCCTAAATTTGCAGTACCATTAACAGCAGCACGAGTAGTTCCAACAGCACCATTACCACCACCACCTGAACCACCAAGTCCAAATGAAGTTCCTAAAGAGCCATCCACACCTCCGCCACCGCCCCCTGCGTATGTTACAGAACTTCCTGTAATACTTGAGGCTGTACCGTTACCTCCATTACCACCTCTACCAAGAGAACTAGACCCAGCAGAACCTACAGCACCTTTACCACCACCACCGCCAGAAGCA